AGTCTTTATTTAACGATTCAATTTCAGACTTGTAATCAATGGGATTTCCTATATCCGTCTCCATTTGTTATACAAAACATCTTTTTTTTAAGCTAAATTTCCTCATCTGATTCAGATTCGTCGACGACGAAATCCTTCAAGTTGCCATTCTCGTCCATCTCCTCATCATCATCGTCAAAATCAGATTCATCGTCAGATGTGTATTCCTCCTCGGTGTCTATATCGCTATCGAAATCGGAATCGTGTTCATCTTCTTTATAGTCATCAACGACGATTTCTTCGGTCGGTTTGAACAATTCCGGCTTCTTCACACGACGTCCTGAACGAGTAGTAGTGGGCATTTATGTTCTAATTGATCCTATTGTTTAAGTATTTTGGATAAAGAACAACACCCTTATTGATTGCAATATTCATGAGTCGGTTTTCGAATGTATATCCAATTTTCTTTGAAAGTTCGTGAATTGGCTCCTGTATATCGTAATCTCCCGATTCGGCGTATAGAGCCACGTCTTCGAGACGATCGAGTGATTCGAGCATGTATTTTTGTGCTGCGTGCACATCGACATGCATATATCTCTGTGCCAAGTTGAATTTGGATATAAATTCCATGAAAACACGTGGATTCACACCCGAATACGCGTGGGCTTCGCGTTTGAGATCCATGAAAGGATCTTCTTCTGGCTCTTCTTTAAAAGCGAGCTTAGATGCGAGGACTATACCAACACCGAGCAGTATGAATGCCATATCTGTAATTACAATCTATTTTTATTCGGGTATAATACATTCGAAGATTTAGTGTTTAGAGCGTACACACGTCCTTTTTTTCGACACACTTGACAATCCTGAAATATTTTACCCTTTTCGATTCTAAATGATGTATATTTTTCATGGTCGACTTTTGCAATTTCACAATAGTTTGACGTCGTCGATACTATGTACTTTTGACCCTCCTTGGAAATCTTGATCACTGTGATATCTTGTCGTTTCGGTATACATCCCTGAATATACTTTTCCACGTGTTCACGAGCATCTTTGTAGTTTATATCGGACTTTTCCTTCTTACCGTCTACTTTTATGGTCGGACACTGTTTCAACGTTTCCTTTTCTGGATACAATCGTTCAATAATCTGGGGTGTGAGTGTATGTCTACGACCACAAAAATCTTTACAAAATCCATCACGCCTGTCTCTGATCGTCTCACATCTACAAAAACACTTTTGTGTGATCTTGTCACCGCTTATGTAAAACCACACGTGATTAGAGCCATGTGGTCTTTTTAAGTTTTCACAATACTTTGATGTCGTGGATGCGAGATATTGGTTTTTAAATTTGAAGAGTTTTGTGATTCGTGCATCCCCTTGTCCTTCGAGATGCGTTCGTATAAAATCTTCGACGAATGTTCGTACCTCTTCATCGTGGAGTTCGTCTTTGGTCTGTATATCGGTGAACGCACCTTCCTTGACGGAACGCGACGGACTCTCGACGTGTACGAAATCTTGATTTTCTGTTCGAACAGCCGCCATGGCTAATATATCTTTGTCCGGCGCCTGATCTATTCTCAAAAGTGTACTCAGTGGCCCGGTTTTGTATACGAATACGGGTAGGTACGCAACTTGAGTGACTTTTCCACTGTTATGACATCCGTCGCACCCCTTTCCACCACACGCGTCGTGTTTTCCTTTCTTATGCGACCACGGCATCCTAAAACCACTACCCTTCGATCGGCGCTGTATATCACCGTAGACGGACGAATCTATGATTTCATTCCAATCTATAGACTTCTTCGCGGCATACAAAGCGACGAGAATGTGTTCTCGCAGTGCCACGGCGGAATCTTGATTTACCACGAACCCCGGCCAATTTAGATGAACACCCGTTTTCATGAGACTCCCCGCCTTCTTTGGTGGGGATACCGAAATGAGACACTCTTTCCCACCGTGACGCTTCACCTTGTCACATATGACTTTACAGATATCTTGAATTTCTTCGAGATTGAGTGCCTCGGTATTTTTGTAATCTATATCCACGAAAAAATTGTACGTGGGTGTTTTTTGTTCGACGACAAAGACGTGTTCACCTTGTCTAACACTCTCTATATATTTCGTGTAAAACTCATCCAATTTATCAAATGGCACCGAGAGGACCCCACCGTCCATGAGCACATGTGATAACTTGTTTCCGTGAGCGAAACCCTGCTGGGAACACCATCGTTTAAACATACTTACATTGCATACGCGTTTATTTTTTAATACCTACTCACAGATGTCATGAATGACAGGTCTGGTAATTCAACACTCGATGCGAGTTCTTGTTTTAGGACCAAGAGCTCGTATACCTTGAGATCCTTGATTTCTTCAATCTTTTCATCCGCTTGTTCGATCGTGAGGGCTCTGTTATCGATGAACAGGTCTTTAATTTGCCTGAGAATGTACGCTTTCGACTTCATCACTACTTAATAGAGAATGTTTTTCTATTCAATCCTGACACGCATGCGTAAAATTCTGGATTTTTTATGACGTTGTCTATAATTCTATTCCAACGTTTACGATTGTTAAATTCTTCGAGTGTATCGAAACTCATGTAGTCATTTTCGTCGTACGTCTTCTTTATGGGTTGTTTATTTTGCTTTTTCAACTGTGTCTTCATCTTTTCTTCGTAAAATCTCTTTACGAGCGAATGCTGTTCGTTTCTTTTATAGTCGACAAAGAATACATATACGTTATATATGAGGTCGATCGTCGGACTTTCTTTAACTGTAAATTTAAATTCGGTATATTCACCCTTTTTGAGTGATACTATACCCCTCGTCTCTTCTTCAAGTTCGCGAAGAGCACAACGTAATGGATTAAATATTTCTCGTCGTCTACACCCGCCTGTGACAAATATCCACTCCTTAAATCGACGATCTCTCACCGTCAAAAACCTTGGCTTTCCTTCAGCAAACGTTACTGGAATCGCAATCGCTTTGTATTTTTTCATTGCTCATTAGCAAGTTACAATTAATGGATATGTTTATTTCGCCGACAAATCGCCCGAATCCCCCGATTTTTCTTCGACTTTAACCTCTTCTTCCCCTTCTCCTTCTCCGTCCTCGTCCTCGTCCTCGTAATAAGACAATCCACTCACGTACTGTGCAATTTGACCAGATTGAATCTTCACATCCGTGATTTCTTGTTTCGCATTCCTGACTTCTCTGTAAAGATACAGACTTCCCAAAACACACACGATAACCGCGGCGATTAGCATGGTTTCACGATCGTATGAAAACATTATTGTATTAAAATGATGCTGTAGTTTTTTAAGCACCTATAATCGCACCCATTTTCACACGGTTTGCCGCACTACATTCATACGCCGCTTCTCCGAATTGCACGGCATTATAGTGTGCATCTTCGCAATGTTTTCCGGTTTCTATTGTCGTCGGTACTTGCTTAGAATCCACCAATTTTTCCAGTGTCCTGGATTTTGGATCGTAAGTGAGCACAAAAACGATGGCTAATAAGACTATAACAGTCCAAAACATATTATACTAATACCTGTGATTTAATTCGAGTACATGAGACCACCCATACCATTTTCAATGCGGAGCACGTTGTAGTTGACCGCGTAAATCTTATCCAAGGAGTTATTCTCCGTGCTGACGATTCTCGCCGAGTCGAGGCGCGAGAAGTTGAGCGAACCTGTGGGTTGAAGCTTCGATGTTTCGAGGCAGAAGGGGTAAATGAAAAGAGACGACGTCTTGTTACCAGTGGAAAACGGCACGTGGTAGTAGGAAGACACAGCCGAGAAGTTGGGGGACGCAAATTTGAAGTCGGTGACATCGGTACCGTTAATTTGGAGCTTCACCTTGTTCGTGGCGGTCATGAGACCACCGGCTTGGGTGTTACTCGCGAGGAATTTGATCGGGTGATTGAAGTTGAGTTCTTGAATCTTGCCCTGGGAGGCGACCGCATTTTGGACCTGCGTGATCAAGAGGTTTTGCGGCTTGCTGGCAAAGACCGTGCGTTCATCGGTATCCAAATACACGTAGTTCGTGTAACACTCCCACTTGTGGATCGCGGCACTCGGACCCCACGTGATTCGCAATTCAACATCGTGATATTGGAGAGAGATCAACGGAAGCGCGGATTGCCAGTTTTCGCAGAAAAAGAAGCGAAGCGGGTAGAACTGTTCGCTAGCACCACCTCTGTACAAACCACCCGCGACGGATCGAGATTGATTAGTCGCGAGAAGTTCCGGTGCGATGTGCGTTGTGAAGGTCGAATCTTGTTCATCGATCACTTGACCACCGATCAAGAGTTCGACCTTGGAAATAGCGGTGGTCCAGTCAGCGACCGTGTTCGCTTGTGTGCCGTCACCCTTGATCGGCATGAAGTAGACGTAGTTGAGGAGATCACCTTTGCGTTCGAAACGAACGGTAGACATACCGTTGTTAGACACGTTACCCTGGATGACTTGACGTTCAGTCGTTTGAGAGAAATTCGTGTGACGACGGTAATTAGAGCGGAAGAAGGACACTTCGGGTTGGCCAACAAGATGCGCATCTTGGGCACCCACAGCCACGAGCTGAGCAATTCCACCAGACATTTTATATTATATTAGCATTTTATTTTTTTAAGCTCCGACTCTAGATGCTCTATCTTCTGTATGGCTTTCTGAAGTGCACCATACATCGTCGCGTATATTTGATCTGGATTTAAGAATTTAAGATCTTGAATGCCATATTTTTCATCGATGATTTCGATTGATTTTGGCATGACTTCTTCGACTTCCTGAGCAATCCACCCGAGTACGTTTTTATCTTTTTGATTTTCACTAAATTCAGCGATATCATCTTTCCATTTGAAACGTCTGAGTGGTATGTGTTGTATGGTGTCATAACACTGATCGAGATCGGCATTTATTATATTTTCTTTGAGACGACGGTCTGAAGTCGATGACCAACTTCCACCACCGGTTTTTGCCGCAGTTCCAATCACCTCGAGATCAAATGTGGGAGACGACGTTTTAATACCGACACGTCCACTCGTGACGAGGGAATTTGTGATATTCGTAAGTTGTATGGTCGTTGAGGCTGTATTTCCTATAGTCGTGACCTGTTGAAGTGTGTGCGCTGGGGTTATCGATACGGTTCCGAGTGTGATCTTACTCGCCAGAACGTTCCCACGGACGGTGAGTACGTTTGATCCCGTGTCTTGTATCACGACATTTGCACCGACGTCGAGTGTATGTACGGGCGCTGTGTTTGATATACCGTAATTGGACTTCACTGATCTAAAACCCACCTCGACGTTTGAGAATAGAATACTATTCGTAAAGTTACCACCGATGTTCGACAAGAAACCCGCATCCCCATAATACGCGGCAGCTGTGATCGCGGCGGGTGTTGATAAATTACCACCACTGTTGAAATTCATGGTCGTCACATCGATGAGTTCACCTTCGGGTGTGTACGCGATGATATTAGACGCCGCGGTCGCCGCACGTATCGGACGAATGAATGTCGCGTTCGCTCGTGTCGTATTGAGTGGTGTTGTTCTAGCGTTTATAACGAGCGTATCGTTGTGTTGGTTCGTTTGACCAGCCTTAAAACCAATGGCCACGGCGTTGAGACCCTGATTGATCTCACCTGAGAGATAACCAAGCGCCAAAGCTGCTTCTCGTTGTCCTTGATAACCCGCATTTGTACCGAGTGCGACGGCTGTATTATTTTGTCCAATTCGTCCTGTTCTGTAACCGACGGCGACACCGTACGCCGATTGGTCAGTTTCACCGGCACCCTCACCGATAGACACGATGAAAGGTCTTTGGCGAATATTACCTTCGATTCGCGCATTGCCGTTCACGTGTAAAGTTGTATTCGGGAAGGTTGCATTTGTCCCTATACCGACGTTTCCGGTCGCGACGCTATTACCGTTTATAATCGCCGATGTCGCAGTCAAACCCGTTGTTAAAAGTTTATTTGTGGTTCCCGTACACACGTATCCATCGGAGAGTAATCTGTTTGTAGCTCCGGGTCTGTCGAAGACCAGTCCATCTGCCGATGTGTAACGCATGCGTGTATCACCGATGCGCAGTGACCCGGTCATGTGCAGTTGTTCAGATGGCGTTGTCGTGCCGATCCCCACGTATCCACTATTCTTGATTGTCACGGAGGGTGAATCTGATGTTCTCGAAGCTCCGGTCGCCTTTGTGTCGATCACGATTTCACCCGCGCGAAGACGGATGCGATCCTTTGTATCGTCCCCCTTGAATAATAAGAGTTCTGACGCTGTATTCGCCTGATCAAACACTCTATTTTCAATCACAGTGTTCGCGTATCCATTATCACCGAGAGTACCACCGAAGTAAATAGACTTGGGTCCAAGTCCACTGTCGTTTTGCCCCACATACACGTTACCACTCACGTTAAAATCACCGGTTTCGTTGATTCTAAACTTTTCGTTGTTGTTAATTCTGAACACGTGATTGTATCCGGTCGGGATATTATATCGCAATTCATTTGGTAATTGAGACACACTGAAATTTACCGTGTCTGCACCCGCATTATATAAACGAATCTTTTCACCCGAAGAATTCTTGAAATTTACTATACCGGATGTCCCGACTTCAATACTACCATTTACCGCGAGACGGTTCGTATTCGGCTGCGTTCCGATACCGGTGTTTCCGTTTATGAATGTATCACCACCCCGCTTCACTTCAAATCGATCCGTGATTACATCCGGATCTTGACCCGAAGAATTTACATCGCGAATTATAAATCCAGCGTCATTTGCGTTATCGTGGAAATCCAGTGCAAATTTGATAGCATCCTCGGTACCTATTTGTCTTAAGTACGCCCAATCATTCACGGATCCACCGTGGCCGAACGATATGTACGTATTTGAATAATTAGTCGGATTCACACCCGATATATTAACCAATGCATCACTCGCGTCAATGTGCATGTGACCACGGACACGCGCATCACCGACGAGATCGAGTTCATACCCGGTCGTTGGTTGTGTCGTACCTATACCTAATTGACCGGCGGCTGTCATGACCATGAGTGGTACCGCGCCGTTAAGACTTAATTCCGCGTCGGAGTGAGACCCACCTCTGTACCACGCAAAATTACCCGGAGTTCTGAAATATTGTGTGTTCGTTTGCACACCTATACCGTAGCCCGGATTATAGAAACTAATCTTCTGACGAGTCGTCGCCGGAAATGTAATATCCGTGGCGACTTTCATGTCACCACCGACATCCAAATTGGCTGTTGGTTGTGTGACGCCGATACCGACGTAGTTTGTAGTGTTCTTGTTGAGAACTGTTAAAGCTGGAATTCCGTTCACATTTTCATTAGAACCGACGATGAGTTGTAAAGCGCCTCGATCTTTGTTTGGACTTCCAATGATTTCTTCGTGGCAAAATGATCGAATTTTGGCGTATGCGTATTCTCGATTCTTGTAATTGGGTGTGAGTGTCATTTCAACATTATTCAATTCGGGTTGTGTACTCGCGTACGCGCGTTTAATTTTTAACGCGCGCGTGAGGCTACCCTGCGTCGACGGACCGGATACGATGATGAGTTTTGAATCTACGTCTGTCGTCCCTATACCGACGTTTGAAGTTGTCAGGTTAATCGACATGATATTTGATTCGTTACCGTCAGTAAACGCGTTCCCGAAATACATGAATTCGCTATTCACTTGGATGAATGCATTTTGGTTATTATTTGTATCTATAAATCTAAAGGTTGGATGTTCATCTTGAATTCGGATATCACCGTTCACGTGCAATTGACTCTCCGGGGATGATGTATTAATACCAACTTTAGCATTTTGATCTATCACCATGGACACGCTCCCATTTTGACCGGCATTAAACTTGGAAGTATTGTGTGAACCACCCTTGAACCACGCAAAACTCGACGGTGAGCGGTAGTATTGTGCATCCGTTTGCATACCAATGCCATACGTGTTCGAGTATATGTCAATAGTTTGTCTCGCGGCAGACCCGAATGTGACCCGTCCATTCACAAACACATTTCCGTCAACATCGAGTCGTTCCTGAGGAACGAGTGTCCCCACACCAACATTACCATTCTTCGGAAGTAAAAGAAGATTCACGTTATCCGTATTGAAATTGTTAGAACCCTGAATAAATATGGACCCGTTCGAACCGACGGTTTGATCGACACCCATCCGCCCCGAAAGACCTCCGTCTTCGCTCGTGATATGAAATTGTGAATATTCAACATACGACGGATCCCCGTTCACTGCGACACCCTTGTTCCCATTAACACCCATACGACCGGTCGCGGTGATGACATTACTCGTAATGAGATTGGCGAGTGTTTGACCATATGCGTGAATCACCGGTTGGTAATGATTACTTGGATTTACTATGAATTCCTTTTCTTCAAATAATTCGGGGATCGGTCTGTTAAAGTATTCGGTCGCGTTTTCATCCTTAATTATGATGGCGCACCCAGTTAGGTCACCCTTAAGAACACCCTGAACGTTGTATATTTTAATGAAACCCGGTGGGACTTGTGAAACGACGTCAAACTCTAAGAAATCATCAGCCGTGCCCGCGGTTTGAGCGATTGTCGTGAGGTTGTTATCGTACGCGTTAGAGACCGCTTGATATCCCGGATCCCCGGGTAAGTTACTCTGTCTCGACGCCGTGATGGGCATAGAACGACCACCAATATCATAAATATCAATCTCGCGGATATGAATGGGTGTTGGTTGGTTATCGGATCGATCTAATCGAATGGTCCACGTATGCACGTCGTTGTGAACGTCGAGACGCGCGTGTGGTGTATCTATACCGACACCGACATTTGACGTAGTCGCGATAGATGTCGTCGCGTTCGAAAATTTCATCGAACGCGTCGTGACGTTTCCGGACGGTGAATCACTGATTTGTTGAAGTGTAATATTGGAGAGTGTACTCGCGTCTCCAAAATAGTAGTCGCTCGTAAGATTACCATACACGTGAACATTGATGACATTCGAAGTGTCCGGATTTATATCATTTTCTATGAGACTGCTTCTCGTAAACGCGATCGCCAATTCTTCTGTACCGGTTTGTGGCGTTCTATAAATGATACCTACATTTGACAGGGTGCCACCCCGTTTATATATAGCACCCAAATCATACCCAAGTGTACCAGTGTTATTATTACCGAAAAGAGATATCGGTTCTTCGACGACTAGAATATTCGCATAGATGAGTTTACTCTCACCGAGCACGGTAATATTACCCGTGAGTGTCGTATTTCCACTCACCGCGAGGTTACCGCGGACTGTAAGAATATTAGACCCGACATCGTCGACTGATAGGTTGGATCCCACGTCTAGTGTGTGTATTGGTAAAGTGTTTGCTATACCCACATTCGAGGTTGTAACAAACGCCGTCCCTGCATTGCTAAAAATCAATTTCGAAGGCACGAATGCGGACGTCGAAGCAATCTGATTAAAACTTACATTTGAGAGAAGACCACCGTCACCTAAATATACCGAAGCCTCAACGAACTGGGTACCTCTCTCCTTTACCTGGTGACTCTTTGTGTTGTATGACATCACAACATTCTGAGCCACATTCGGAGTTGTCTCCTCAACCTTCCTGAGATACACATTCGTAAAAACGCCCGTGTTCCCGATGTTCGGCATTGTTACATTAAATAAGGATTATAATTTGGGATGTACCTTAACGTATTTAATTATAAATATCATAAGATACAGGTCTTATTTTTTCATGAGTTCCGCAACTTGTGCCTCGAGGCGTTCTTTGTCTTCTATGAGCTTCTGAATCGCACCGAACATCGATGCGTAAATTTGGTCGGCGTTTAAGAATTTTACATCCGTGAGACCATATTTTTCATCTACGGTGTTTACGGCTTTCGGAATGACTTCTTCGACTTCTTGAGCGATCCAACCAATCACATTTTTATCCGTGATTCCTTCGACATCATCTCGCCATTTAAAACGCCTGAGCTTGAGATTCTTTATGGTATCGTAACACGTTTCTAGATTCGCATCTTCTATGTTCTCCTTGAGACGCGCATCGGAAGTAGACGTCCACGTACCACCACCAGTTTTCGCGGCTGTACCATTCACTTCAAGTGTATACGACGGACTCGTTGTCGCTATTCCCACGTTCGACGCCGTCACGAGTGACGTATCTGTGTTGTTAAATTCAACCGTGTGATACGTTATGTTACTCGTCGCGGTTATTTGCTGTAATGTGTAAGCCGGTGTGATGGACACGTTTCCGAGTGTGATTTTTTGTGCGAGTACGTTTCCTTCAATGACGAGTACGTTTGAACCGGTGTCCGAAACGTACACGTTCGACCCGACGCTAAGTGTATGGGCTGGTGAAACGTTTGCAATACCAACCGATCCGGATGTAATCAAAGATAGTGATTGATTATCTATAGAAATCGTCTGACTCGTAACATTACCATTTAACGCAATTTGTTCCAAGTTCGACGCGATGTTCTCAAGGAACGACCCATCACCGATGAAACGCGTGGCGTAGACGTTACCACTCGCGTGGATAACGTTTGAACCCGTGTCCGAAAAATAAACGTTAGATGCGACACTGAGCGTGTGTCCTGGTTCGGTATTTGCGATACCTACCGGACCGAGTGTGGAGAGACTCACATCCGTATTTAACAGTGACATTGTGCGACTCGCGACATTACCATTCGTCACGATGAGTTCGAGATTTGAAGCGATATTCGAAAGGAAATAACCATCACCGATAAATCGTGTAGCGTACACATTACCCGTCGCGTGAATGATATTAGATCCTACATCATCTATGTATAGATTTGAACCAATACCCATCGTGTGTTCCGGTGATGTATTCGCGATACCCACATTGGACGAGGTCACAAAACTCGTGGTATTTGTAAATTCAATCGTATTTGCTGTGGTATTCCCATACTGCGTAACTTGTTGAAGTGTGATATTTGTGAGACCGTGGGCGTTCCCATAATACACACCAAATTCACCGACCGTGATGTTATTTTGGACTTGAACATTCCCTTGAAGATCAATCAATAGATTCTTGTCGGGATATTGATAATATAAAACGTGATCATCCGTGAAAGTATTTTGTGTATACCCAACCGCAAAACGATGTTCATCTGCGTGATGAATCAATGCGATATTAGAATAAGAAACAACCTCCCCTTCTTCGAGGTGACTGTGTTCAATCATAAAACCACTATCAAGTCCAGTCGCGCTGTTATTCGAACCGACTCCAAATATCCTATCTTCAATCGTCACCGACGTGGATGAAATGATAGTTGTATTACCACCGAGAGTAATGTTACCCAAAAATTCTGCTTCTGCTGCAGAGATCACATATTTACCCTCATCTGTGAGATATACAGGAGACTGTTTAAAGAAACCATCGTGGTCAACCATGGGTAAGAATTTTTTATTTGGATCGGTGAGACCGGTGACGGAAATGTTCGAACCAATTTCTACATTTGCTGTCGTGACAATACCCGTTGTCGCATTCGTAAATTGGACCACGTTCGAAATCGTATTTCCGGTATTCGTGACTTGCTCGAGTGTTTGAAGCTTTGTCAAAAGATTTGCCGGAACAATTTTTCGGAGATTGTTATTTGCGGTGTTGACGTACACATATGGCGAGGTCGTCGTTTCGATGGGCGCATTCGGAATATCATTCGAACGACCAACACCAGTCACGAAAATAACACCATTACTTTCATGCGCCTTGATACATACACCAACGTTTTGAATTTGGTCGTTGAGTCCATACGGTTTCGTTTGCATGACAAGACCCGCACCAACATTACTTACATAGACCGTATCGCCTTCCGCACACCCCAGTGTATTTATTCCGGTCACCTTACCGTAGGCCACGGCGACACCTTCAACTCCATCAAGAATATCTTCGTGAATGAGACCAATGGTGGGCATGGTCGACGCGGAATCGGATTTCGCGAGCGCTACATTCGAGACGTTATTATTGAATGAATCAACGATGTACACCGCGTTACCACGGTAGAGTGTACTACCCGTCGTATTGTGTACTTTGATAAAGTTATGCACATTGAAATCATTCACCCAATTTGAACCATTGTAGACGAGGAGATGATCGGCTTCTGGATTTGTTACGACGACGTTCGCTAATTGATCAACTTTAATACCCACATTGGAATTGAGATCCGTGGTGAGTGCGGTAGTTGCATTCGTGAATTGGATCGTATTAGACGTCGTATTTCCCTTATCACTTACAACCTGAAGCGTCACATTCGCGAGATGACCACCGTCTCCATAGTAGCGTGCCGCGTGCACGTTATTTGTAACCACGACGTTTGAATCGACAAACACATTTCCAGTGACATTGAGTTCTGATTCGACATCCGTATTACCAGTGACGACGACATTCGACGCCACAAAGACGTTTCCAGATACATTCAATTCAGACTGAACATCTGTGTTACCAGTGACGATGACGTTAGATCGTGCAAAGATGTTTCCATCAACATTGAGTTCCGATTGGACGTCTGTGTTCCCACTAACAACAATATTCGACGCCGCGAACACGTTCCCAGCCACATTCAGCTCTGATGAGATATCGGTATTACCAGTGATCACGGCATTCGATAACACGAAAACATTGCCACTCACATTGAGTTCAGATTCAATATCAGTATTACCACTCACGATAACATTCGAAGCCACGAAGACGTTTCCATCAACATTGAGTTCCGATTGGACGTCGGTATTCCCGGTGACTACGACGTTTGAGGCTACAAACACATTACCAGTGACATTGAGTTCGGATTCAATATCAGTGTTTCCACTCACAATCACATTAGAGGCTACAAAGACATTACCGGTCACATTGAGTTCAGATTCAATATCAGTGTTTCCACTCACAATCACATTCGAAGCGACAAACACATTACCAGTCACATTGAGTTCGGACGAAATGTCGGTATTTCCACTCACAATAACATTGGAGGCCACAAAAACATTCCCATCCACGTTCAGTTCTGATTGAATATCAGTATTTCCGGTGATCACGGCATTTGACGATACGAAGATGTTACCAGTGACATTGAGTTCCGATGAAATGTCCGTGTTTCCAGTCACGATGACATTTGAACCAACGAAGACGTTTCCATCGACATTCAATTCGGAGCGCACGTCTGTATTACCAGTCACTATGACATTTGAACCAACAAACACATTCCCGTCAACGTTTAACTCGGATTGGACATCTGTATTACCAGTAATGATTGCGTTCGAAGACACGAAAACATTTCCAGAGACATTCAACTCTGATGAAATGTCCGTATTACCAGTGACAAAGACATTCCCGTCAACGTTTAACTCTGATTGGACATCTGTATTACCACTCACAATCACATTCGAAGACACAAACACGTTACCGTCGACATTGAGTTCGGAACGCACATCCGTGTTACCAGTGACAACCACATTGGACGAAATGAACGCATTTCCAGTGACGTTAAGATCATACCCAACATCAATATTCGCCGTTGCGGTGATGTTATTCGAACTCGTGAGATTTTGAACAACTACGAAATCATTTGAAAAAGTGACGTCGCCACTCACCGTGAGATCACCGCTAATGTAGGCATTCCCCGTCACACCGAGTACATTGGAAGTCCCACTGTCTTGCACATACAGATTTGACCCGACGTCTAAGGTGTGTGTCGGTACGTCTTGAAGAATACCAACCTTCGTTGCATCATAAATCGTAAACGTATTTGTACGATCGTATGATATTAACGAAAACACGGTATTAATGTACGATATTGTGTAATTACTAATCACAAATCCAAATCCGAAATTTGTATTGATCACGATGACATCACCCTTTACGATATTCTCTGTGATCACAACTGGACCCGGACTCGCGTCGTTTACGATACCAACTTGCGTACCATTGATCGTGACAATGAGTTCATTTCCAAAACCGAGTTGTGTGGACTGAATCGTCATGTTCAAAACACCGGTGACGGGTGACACAACGTTTACATTTGACGAACCGTACACTACGGTTTGTACGGGTGTCTGTGTCTCATGAAACGTCCACGCACCAACATTCGTATTACCCGTCGTGTATAAATCACCATACACCTTAACATCTAAAGGATTTGATGCATTAAGTACGACATTTTGGTCCGTCGCATTACTCGCGGTATATCCAAATGAAAGTTGATCACTACCCTCTTTATAAATCATGGCCACATTACTCCCCGCGACTGTTCTGGTCATCATGACACCGATGTCGTTTATCCCGGGGTTGTTTCGCGCAATCTCTATGATTGGATCCTTAATCGTGAGATTCTGTGTGTTAATCGTCGACGTGTTTCCCGCGACGAACAATTCACCACCAATCCACACGTCACCCCCGCGATTAATGTAAAAGTTATTTCCAACATCGAGTAAGTGGATTGGATTTGCATTCCCTATACCAACATTCGATAGTGTAACTAAACCCGTGAATGTATTATTAAATTCAGCTGTATTTGCCGTCACGTTACCCGTGATGAGTACATCTTCAAGACTTACACGCGACCCTGGACCAATATCGACAATCTCCTTCGTTACAAAATTATATACAATCGTATTTGAAGTCGCCCGCTGGTCGAAATCATATCGTAGAGGTGCCACGTAAAATGAATTCGCTGTGAGACTCGGAAAAATTTCCGATGTTGCGTTGAGTACAATCGTATTTTCGGGTTGGTAATCCGATGTATTTTTACCAAGCCTGATCTTCTCTGATCTATCGATGGTACTCAAGTTCTTCACCATTTATATAATCTCGTATTTTAATTGGCGTAGATGAGACCAGCCATGCCATTATTTATTCTGAGGATGTTGTAATTTACCGCGTAAATCGGGTCGTTTATTGGTAAGGTTTCACTGTGTATCATTGCCGAATCGAGACGACTAAAATTGAGCGTTCCTGTGGGTTGTAGGAGACTCGTCGTGAGACAGAAACAATGTAAGAAGATGTCGGGCGACGTCACGTAATTTGTATGATAAAATGAAGCAACATCAATATAATGGGGTCTTGCCCATTTATATATACCTATATCGGTACCATTGATACTAATTTTGACTTTGTTAGAATCTGATGTTAGCGCACTCGTATAGCTCGTGTTTGAGCACGCGATATATTTGACGGGATGATTAAAACTGAGCTCTTGAATCAATTCACCGGAGGGGATGTTCTTTTGAACTTGATGAATAAGAATATTATGGCTTCGCGAAGCCATGGTGGCGCGTTCATCGTTATCTAAATAATAATAATTAGCAAACGCTTCCCAATTATAAAGATGTGCATCGGGTCCCCATCGAATGCGAACTTCGACGTTGTGATATTGTAACGCACACATCGGAATTGCACTTTGATGATGTTCACAAAAGAAGAAACGTAACGGGTAGAAATACGACCGAGAGCTCAGACCCGGGTGCGGGCCGTTCGATGATTTGGAGACATTGTTCGCAAAGGTATCTATCGCAATCTTCTCACAGAAAATAGAATCCTGTGTGTCGATCACATGACCACCTATTAAAAGTTCTACACTTTCTATCAGTGTTGTCCAGTTTAAAGAATCTAACGACTTCGTGTGGTCGTCGATCGTGAGATATACATATCCCAAAAGATCACCCGTTTTTTCGAAACGGATGGTCGACATAGAGTTACTATTCACAGCTCCCTGTATCGTCTGCTGTTCGAGAGATTGTGAAAAGTTGGAGTGCCTCTTGAAAGAAGAATTAAAAAACGAGACCTCTGGCTCACCCATGATGTGTTCATCTTGTGCACCTATGGCGATGAGTTGGACGATACCAGAAGACATTTATATTACCTTGATGTTATTTTTACCTAAAAGCTCCGCATATTGGGTTTCCTGCAAACAAAACGAAGAATCAAAAAATTCTCACCCGTGGCACCATCTTCAATGGTGTCACCATTTTGATCACGGATGGTCACCGTGAATCGATCGATTGTGTTAATGGGATCAATGTATTGTGTTACGATTGGATAGTTGTCTCTGAACACGATTAAATCATTCGCACCCGTGTGCGTGTTAGACTCACTAATGAGACTTGCGAACGAGTTTCGAAGAACAGACAACGCCGGCTGAGACGAGACTGATTGTGGTGGGTCTTTAGAGGCTCGATCCGTGAATATAGAATCGAGTTCCGCGATCGACACGTGACAATGTTCCGTCGTGTCCGATGTGTGAATGTGCGCACCGAGAAGTCTCGCTTGCACGACATTTCGGAGAGGTGTGCTCAGGTACACTGTGAAAGTATTCGCACTGTCCTGTCCAACACTATCGAGAGTGATCGTATGAAATTCATAATCGATATCCGGAATACTCGGGGAAATCGCCGTAACGAGTGCCATTTTACTATTATACGCCTAGATTAAAACACCGCC